GTTTAATGCTGCTGGTGTCAGTAGTCGTGCTGTTAGTTCTAAGTCTAGCGATAAAGAGCGTGAAGAAGCTGTAGCAGATTTACGCTCTGGTCGTCTGATGAACTTAACCAACTGTGATTTGTTCGGTGAGGGATTCGATGCGCCAAGCGTGGCCGGTGTATTCATGTTACGCAGAACAACATCGTATTCTTTATTTAAGCAGCAATTCGGGCGTATGCTTAGGCCTGCTGACGGTAAAGTGTATGGTATGTTATTTGACCATGTAGGTAATACTAAGTACTTCATGCAAGAATATGGTTTAATGGCACCACACGACGACCCTAAATGGACATTAGACCGTGTAGACCGAGCTAAGAAACGTAATGACGACGACGAGGACAATAAGTTAGTCGAAACGAATACGTGTGGTGAATGCGGCTGTTTTGGTGTCGTAAAGGGTGACGATTATGTCGATGACGGTTCGCACTCATTAGTATTCATTAATGGCCTGTGTCCTGATTGTGGTCATATCGAAACACCAGACGAAAAAGAAACCCGTATTCGAGAACTAAAAGTTAAGGAAGGTGACTTAGTTGAGTTGTCATTTGACATCATCGACGAGTTGATTAATGAGCGTAATCATTTTCTACGACCGGTTAGTGAGTTTGCTAAAACAGTGTCGCACAGTAGCTTTAAAATGGCAGCTGTCAATCAATTTGCTAGTCGTCAGCACTCACTGCACATACTTAGGCATTGGGTTCAGGAATGGTGTGTGTACCATGGCAAGCAGACATCACAAACCAAGGTTTTAGTGCAGTTAGATTTTGAGAAAACGTTCGGCATCAATATATTTAAAGCGCAAGCAACGACTGGTCCTAAAATGGGTGAGTTAACATCACGTATCCAAACGGATATACAGCAACGGAGTAAAAAAGCATGTTAGTAGTTAAAATGAAGTCAATCAGTATCAATTCAGCAACTGTGGGTCATATCAGTGCTGGTGGCCTGTTCGAGTGTTTTACGCTTGAGCTACCTTGGTTAGATAACGCCAGTAATATTAGCTGTATCCCTGCCGGTTGGTATGAATGTGTTAGACATACTAGCCCAAGTAAAGGTGAATGCTTTAGTGTTATTGGTGTACCTGGGCGCACTAATGTACTAATTCACGCGGGTAACTATACTCGTAATACTCAAGGGTGTATTCTCGTAGGTAAGGAACTCGTTAAGCTTGACGCTGACTTGATACCTGACGTAAGTGATAGTGTGAATACACTCACTAAAATGATGCGAGAGTTACCTAACCGATTTATATTAGAGATAAAACGCCTATGAAATTAAACAAAGAATGCCATAAGCGGGTATCCACCTGGGTTAACTTAATATCCTTGGTGACAGCCGCTGTGATGGTTTATTTCCCGACCATCGGGTTAAGTCAAACGACGACAGGTATTGTAATGACGGTTTGTGCTGTCATTACCGCTATCTGTCAAGCGTTCACCTTCAAGCGAGGTAAAAGCGATGTGGCTACAACTGAAAAGTAATGTCTACTTATTTGCAGGTTTAGTTTTTGCGGGTCTACTAGCTGCGCTTAAGGTGATGTCTACCAAAGGCAAGGCTAAGGACTCTCAGATTGAGCAGTTAAAAGCGAGTATTTCAACGACCGTTGAGGTAAACAAAACCAACGTTAAATCGAATGAGGTCATACATGATATTAAAGAATCAAGGCGTGTTGTTGATGCTATGCCTGATGATGATATTGACAGGTTGCTGCTCGACAAGTACACCCGTAACAATAGTCGAAACTAAAATAGTCTGTGTAGGTGAGCTTATTTGGTTTGATAACGCTGACGAGGTACGAGCAACACCCAAGGCAGTTAAGAACCAGATAGCGGCTAATAACCTAGCGCTAGACACATGTAACAACAGGCCGCTTCCATAGCGGTCTTTTTTTATCTATAATAAAGGAGTCAACCGACAATTAACCTTCTAAAAGTGAGAACATTATTATGGGCAGCACTCAAACACCTCCTAAAAAACCACCTGTAGCTAACGCAGTGAAACCGAAGAAAACCGAGAAACCCGCTACTGAATAGGTGACATCATGTTAACCGACCTACTATTGTTAATCTGTTACGTTACTGTGATTATTTGCAGTAAGAAAGATAGGCGCGTAACACCCGCGATTATAGCATTATGGTCTGCGTTATCCTTTTCAATTGCTGAAATGGGTTTATATGCGATACCTTCATTCCCTATTTACTGGGGTATGGCCGGTATAACGTTAATTGTATTGGTGTCGCGAGGTGCAGTTATCGTTTCATGGGGTATGGGTGCTATGTTTATGCTCCAGGCAATTATGACGTTTGACGCTTTAGTTAATTCTGCTAGTACTACATTGCACACCAACTATTCAATTCTGTCTTTACTCGTTAATATCGTTATACTATTCTTGACGTTTTTACACGGACGAGGGTTGGAAAGTGCTATTAACAGTATTTCTATTAATCGTGTTAGTAGTCACGACAGCAAAGGTGATTAGGTGGTGTTATGTCAATACTAAGCAAAATAATGAACGCAGCATCAACACCCGCGATAGATAACGCCGTTGAGGTACTAGGTAAAACCAGTATGGCAACTGGTGGTGCTATATACACAGCCGAAAAGGTTATGGGAGTATCGTGGACCATGACAGAATACGCTGCAATGGTTTCAATAGTGGGTGGTTTAGTGTGGATTGCCAAAATGTTATTTGATTCATTTATATCATGGCTCAAATATAAACGTGGTGATTAGTATGAAGGAAAGGCACCTTATTATCGGTGCCTTTTTTATTGAGCGTTATTTACGACACAGGTGTTTATGTTTATCGTAAAGCTCACCGTAAAAATCAGCTTTACCTATTTCTTGGGTAATGTCATCTTTCTTACCGCAACGCAAGCGATATTTAATCATGTTACCCAGACAATAACCTTTAAAGGCTTCCTCTGTCATTGAGCTGGCGATTATTTCAATCACCTCAACACCCTCAATTAACTGGTAATGTGACGGTTTCTTAACGACGTCAATAACCTCTGCTGGCACTGGTATATCCCATAGTTGTCTGACACACGGACGCCATAGGGTGTAGTGGTGTTTACTTGCTTCTGACGCTAACATAACTAAAGCATTACCATCAATCTTAAGTTCAATACGAGTGTTGTTATCTAGTTTGTCCACAGGGTATAATGCTCTGTTACGCCACTGAAAGTATGTGACATTACACACTGCATCAATTTTGTCACCAGGGTCTGATTTAATGCAGAACCGTTCTTTATACATTTTTTTAGTGTTCATTATAGATACACCTTATCTTCTAACTGAGCTGGTTGATAAAACATAGACTTGAGTGTCTTACCGTATTTAATGACGCCTTTGGCATCTTCCAGGCAACGTAGTACATATAACTTACCGACTCTAAAGTGTTCGACAGTAATGCCTTTGTCGTTGTAATAGTCGATGTTAGCGTAAACGTCCTCAAGGTTGTCACAAGTCTTACTCATATTACTTGCGTGGATTTCATCCCAACATGCTTCAAAGTTAAACTTCTTAGCTGCTGCAACCTGTATCAGCATATCAACCATGTACAGTATGTGTTGTGGGCTACTGTAATCATGGACGTACTGACCCATTAACACATAAGCTGAATCAACTATAGCGTCGATACGCCCAACGTCGTCTACAGCGTCACTGAGTTCGCCCATTTCTTCAATAATTAACGAGTCGTGTAGTACTTTATCGAGGTCGTTAAGTGTCACGTCGATTGGTAAACCAAACGTGGTTCTGAACTCGATAATATCTTTCTGCATTTTTTTAAATAGTGCTGGCTTAATCATTACTTTGTTTCCTTTGGTTGTGGCATTGGGATTTCACCGTTACATTCACACTCATAACAGTATTGGGTGTATTCTTTATCGCTCATATTAAATTACCACCATATCGTTGAAACCATTGCTGCACCTATAGAGGCTGTGCTTAATAAAATTCGGGTCTGGTAACGTGAGTACTTAGCACCGAACAGTGTCAACAACATCGGTACACCTAAACCCAGGTACACGAGCAATACGCCGATGAAGATAATCATTTGCAAAAATCCTTAAACATTTGAGCTTGAATTTCTCGTTCATCAGCATAAACAGCAGCGTAAGCAGCAGCAGCAGCAGCAGCAGCAGCAGCAGCAGCATGAGCAGCATAAGCATCAGCAGCAGCAGCAGCATCATTTAATTCAACAATAGTACATTCACCACGGATATATTTTCTTGCCATTTCAATTGCTTTAGCTGGAAGTAATTCATCATCCGGTACAAACTTTAACGCTCGTTCTGCTATATCACATATTAATAGCTTAGCTTTAATTAAATCGTCACCAGTTAATACACGTAAAGACCACAATGCGTCATCTAAACCGTTTGATTCCAGTATATGAGACAACGGTAATAACTCGTCATCGGCTTGTGTTTTGTTTAACGACTTTAATAGCTTAGTCCAACCATTTTTACATGGTGAGTGAGCTTTAATCTGGTTTAGTGTTGTAGTAATCATATCTTGATACTCGCTGTTATTAAGTGATGCACTGATATTAATCGAGTGCATCGTGATTGTAAAGTAACTTTTAAATATTTATTTACTTTCGCAGAAGAAGCCACAGTTACCTATGTCTAGGTCTTTGTGATGACCTGCGTCACTGGGTAAATATCTTAATGGTATCATTTGAGTGATATAGTCGTATTTATCACCATTCTTGCGTTTACGCACTGACGTTTTAGTTTTGTCACAACCTTCCAATGTCATTTTCTCGTAAACGTTAGGGTATTGTTTTTTAAATTTGTCCTTACTCATTGTAACAAGGGCTACACCTAGTCGTCGTTCTTGCTCTGCACGAGTAGCATACACGTCAGGGAAGTCTACTCTAATTTTATTCCAGTAACCTGCACCTGTAGCCTTAAGACAACCCACACAATTATTATTGTAATAACCAAGTTTATACATTTCAGGCAGTTCTATACCTGCTCGATTGATAAACTCGAAACAATCTTTCTTAGTCAACCCTTTATCGATTAGTGGTGCCCATAACTCCAACGTTGGTTCAGTGTCTATTAGACCGTCTATACGACTCTGTTCGTCTACTGTCATACCGAACACATGTATATCGTCGTCATGTTGCCAGTCGAGCCGTACTTGTTTCTTTAGTTCCTTGGTACACCTTGCACCATATACACCTGACATATAGCTGGTCTTGTCGATTACTTCATCCACTGACGCGTTATATTTATCGTTACGTAAGTCAACAATACTTTGCCCAAACCACGTTGAACATTCACGTTTGAACCGTTCACTATCAGGGTGTTCCTCTTTCAAGAAAATGGAAGCCACTACTAACTCTTTAGGTGCAGGTGACGCTTTATTTGACTCTATTGCTAACTTAGTAGCTACTGCTGACGCAGCACCACAGCTAAACCAACATACTATTCTCTGACTCATTTACGTTTACCCCAATCGTCGTCTTTAATTTTCTCGACCTCAGTCGCTATCAGTTCGAGTTTGTCCACGGCTCGCGCCAGGTTAGCGGGTGGTACACTGGCTAAAGCACTAGCCGCCTCAATACGATGACCGACTATCAAATGTGACTCTAAACCACTTATGATGCTGTCACTGCGTATACTCGACAGTGCGATAAGGCTTTTAAGTTTTATTGCAGATACACCACCAGCGAATAAATATTTCATGATGCGAGTACCTTACGTAATTTAGCTATTTGCTGTTGTGGTGTGAGCTTTACCGGTAAACACTCTGGAATGTCGGTGTCGTTAATGTCCCACTGTTTACCGCAATGACTGCAATGTATCTGGTCATTATACCGGTATGGCTTTTTATGATTATTCATATCCCATGTATTCCTGAATGATAGAGTAAGCCATTTCCTGACCTACCCAGTTAATTAGCAAACCGACGGGTGTCTTGTCGTCGAATGTGATGTAATCGTCAGACATCCACCATATTGCAGGCTCGTCGTCTGGGCGTGTGGTGCCGTCAGGCCATACTTTTAATCTCATTGTTTAATATCCTTAAAAGTTAAACCGTGTGGCTTTAATATCTCGTTAATATTGTAAATACTTCTAGGTGTCATAAATTTAAGCCGTGTGGCACCTGATGTGTATACGACATCACCCATATAGAGGACAACGACCACACCTTTTATATTAGTAAAACAAAGTGAATGCTTAGTGACGTACCCATCCTTTAATGTCAAGCAACCTAACACGTGTCGACGTACCAGTTGTGCGTAGTGCTTATCTTCTATATATGAGTTAGTCGCTTGATACAACAGTGTAGGTTTGTCCCATTCTAGGTCATCTAATGTCATCTAATGTTTTCCCTATGTGTGTCAACTTAGTGTTAATAGCAACAATGTCGTCTGGTGTTAATGAACCGACAGAGCGTTTAGTGGTTACGTGTATCATTTCACCTCTATACATCACAACCACATTACCTTTTAATTTACTGAAGCAAAGTGAGTGCTTGGTGAATAACCCTTTTTTAGCTTTAATACACTTAAGTGGGTGTTGACCTGCTAACTGAGAAAACATTGAATAAGCTGTTTTAGATTCAGTGGCCGGTAGATAAACACATGGCTTGTCCCACTCAGCTGCATACAACCAATTATAAAACATAGTCTTTGCACTTACGTCATGTGGTAGCCTTGTTTTAGTCGAGCTGCTTATCACTAACTGACCATTCTTTACATTGGTATTTAACTTAAGACCTTTAGTTTTACTATAAATCTTACTTCTAATAGCTCGTAGTTCCGACATATCTCTTATAGGCATAGTCACTGTGTCACCTTTCAATATATCAAAAATGAGTTTGTTAAAGTACCAATCAGGTATTCTAACACTGTCCTTTTTACCGAACACAATCGAGCCGTCGACCAGACTAACCTTTACATTCAGACCCTTGCTTCTGATGGTTTTATACGCGGAGGTTTGGATGCTTGGTTGGTTGATATGTTCAGGCAACAACATACTAATAACTATGTAGTCGTCGTCTATATATTTGAAACAGTCCGACAAGAACGTAATTATTTGAATATTAGTAACTGATTTATAATTTAAACATTTAAGTACTAAATTTTGATTTGAAGGGTTTATCTCTACTGACCAACACTTATCTGTAGAAAATAACTCGCTATATAGTGCTTTTAGGTCAGTACTTCCACTTAAAACCAGTACTTCACCCATGCTCGATTCGTATATATCTGATAGTGCATTCACGATAATAATCTTCCAATATCTGACCAATAAATTTCTAGAAAATTGAATTTATACGTTTATAGAACCATAGTCAACAATTTACAATAATTTATTGCAATTTATCACATTTATCTCAGTCATGCTTAAATTAAACATGCGATGAATAACCTATACATGTGATGCTTAAACTGAAAAAATTTACGGGTCAGAAATTGGCAATTTACTATTCCTACTTTATGCTATTCCTATTAATTAAATCAACCACTTACAAGAAATTGATTAATAGCTTCATTTTGGTACATAGAGGTAAAAATAAATATATAATAAACCAATAAATTATTAATCGTCATTTATTATATTTTTTATTTTAGGGTACCCATTTTTTTTGACACTATTAATCAATTTTTCTATACTTGCGTAAAATTAACTGTTGGTTTAATATTTAGGCTTCACTAACTCGGAGTAATTTAAAATGGCTAAACCACCTAAATCAGCACCACCAGCATTACCGTCTACACCACCGGCGATAGAAACGGCAATCGTCGTTGAGACGCCAGCGATAGAAACACCAATCGTCGTTGAGACACCAGTGATAGAAACTACACATGAAGCAATCAAAGCATTACTACCAGAGACAGCTTTGTTAGTTAAACATGTTGCAACCGGTAATACCTTCACTGTGAGTCGTGAATATTACGAAACGAATAAGTCAATTCTAGAGTGCCTTTAAAACTGTGTAGCTTTGGCGGCTGTAAATCAGTCGTCGAAGTTCCGAGCCACGTCAAAACACCACCGCGCTGTGAGCGTCATAGCGTGTCATACAGCGTACCAAAGCAAATATATGCTCACCACTACCATAATGGTAAGAAAATCTACTCTAGTAACCGTTGGTTGAGACTAAGACAGCAAAAAATCACACTACAACCACTGTGCGAACATTGTTTACGATATGAGATAGTCAAACCTGGCTATATTGTTGACCATGTGAAAGAGATTAAAGACGGTGGTGAGATATGGGACATTGAGAACCTAGAGCATCTTTGCCATTCATGCCATAACGCTAAGACAGCCAGAGAACGGCTGAAACGCAAGCGCAAATCAAATCAAAACGGTTTTGGAAGTCTATCGGATTTTTAACTCTACGCTTATATACCTTCAGATTAATATATTTTGAATTTAATGCTTAAATCGTTTGCACTATGTTTAAAATAGTTATAAGATTGCTATATAAACTAGAAACAAGGATTGATTGACTATGTTTTATTCATTCTGCTTTATATGTGTGTTTATAGGATTGATAACCGCGTTTATAGGTTCAATCACTTATCAATACTCTTTGTTTGTTTCCGGTATCAAGTTAGTGATTGCAGGCGTAGTGCTAGCAATACTTTATTTAATAGCAATTGAAGGATAATTAACCATGTCTGACTTATATCACGCAATACTCACAAGCGTTTTTAACGGTGATACATTAACGTTTAACTATGAATCACAAGATAGATTCGAGAAAGCAGCTTGTTTACTCACAGACGTTGAATTATACGACTTAGTTGATTGGGTTAAATCTGACATGGTAACTGACCTGTTCAACGTGCATGGTTTAATCATTAATGGGTTAACTGTTAGCATTGAACCTAATCCTGACACTTTCAATGATGGTCTTGAATGGTCTCTATCAGATAATGATAACGAGTTAAACAATGGTATTGAGTTCACATATAACGACTGTATACAGTCAGCAACAAAAGGATTATAGAAAATGAGTAAGATTGAATTTAAAGTATGGTTAGTGATAAACGGTTACACTCAGAAGTCATTAGCTGAAGTGTTGCAAATCAGCGAACAAACTATATCACTGTATAATAACAATGACCGTTACCCGATGATTTTCCAGTTAGCGCTGAAAGGATTAACACTGTAAACAGTAACAACAAGTAATAACTAAGC